GAAAGAGCAGTTATTCGTCCACTAGTTCGCAACGTAAACATGGTTGGAACTCCAGGCTTAACTGCACAAATCCCAGTGTTCCCAACTATCGCGTCATCAAGCGTGGGAGATGGAACAGCACTAAACAACACAGAATACACTACTCTAAGCAAGGAAATCACTTGTTCAGAAGCAGGTGTAATGGTTACACTAACTGACCTAGCAAGAGAAGCGGCAACTGAAGATTTAGCGGCGGCACTAGGTAAGCAAATGGGTAATTCATTAGCAGAAAAGATTGATACTGATCTTGCTAACTTATTCTCAACTTTTGCAGACCAAATTGGTGGATCAGGCACAGAATTAACTGCTGACCTAATTTTCCAAGCGGCTTCAATTTTGAGATCAAACAAAGCACCTGGACCATACTACGGTGTGTTCCATCCTAAGCAAATCTTCAACTTGAAGAAACAATTAACAAATGCTGGTGCTAACGTTATTAATCACAACATTAGTGATTTAGGTAATGCGGCACTTAGAGAAGGTGTAATTGGTAATTTGGCTGGAGTAACAATCATTGAATCAACGGTTGTTGCAGAGAATGATTCAGCAGGTAACCAAATTGGTGGTGTATTCAACGCAGACGCACTTGCATACGTTCTAAAACGTGACATCAGAGTTGAGAACTTAAGAGTTCCTTCAGTTCGTGGTGAAGAGTGGGTGGCTTCTGTTGCTTACGGTGTAGGCGGTGTTATGGATGGTAATTCATCTAGACCTGGTTACGGTGTAGGTATTACCGTTGACGCTAACTACTAATAAGTAATTCTTTTTAGATAGCAAAACCATTGAATAGGCGGAGAAATCCGCCTATTCTCTTCTATACGATATAAATAATACTAGCAACGGGAAGGACCTGTGCTATATTATAATTGAAAGGGGTGGACCCATTTATGGCTATAAGTTTATGCACTTTGTCAGATATACAAGAATACGAACCTGACATCACAGATTATGGACTACCAAGTTTTGATAACGAAATTACAAGAGCAAATGCTGACGTTGTAAGAGACATTCGTGTCAAATGGTGGCCTACACAACAAATTGGTTTATACGATATTAACTATCTAGGAGCCAACTCAATTGAAATGAATGAAGATTTGCTTACAGCAAGTCAATGGACCACAGCCGCGGTTTATCAAGTATTAGGCTTTCACATCCTTCCCAAACTATCAAAATTTGAAGTAGACGGTGACGTCTTTCAAAATAAGATGCAGTATTATAGAAAAGAATACGAAAGAGAATTTGATTTAGTTTTAAGGGATGGTGTAGAGTATGACTTGGATTCCTCTGGTACGGTTGAAAACAGAGAAAAAGAACCACAGCATTATCTACGCCTAAAAAGGTAGTAGTTAATGAGCACACGCGAAACAGCAATTACAAATATCATTGATATCCTAAAGGATATGGCTCCTCCAAGACCTGCCTTTGTCACACGTGAACCGTTTGACTTAGAAAAACTTTCTATGAGACAATTTCCTGCACTACTTGTTACAACAGGTAATGAAGTAAGAGAAGATATTGCATTTGGTGGTAAACGTCAAGGAACAATTAGCATTAACATAACAGGATTTGTGCGTTCAGATGGTAGAGAAGGCATTGCCATGAGTGTTGATGAAAAAAGAAACAATCTTATTGAACGTATTGAAGAAGCATTAAACAATGCAAGAAACAGAGAAATAACTGGACAAGCAGTAACCACCCATGTAAGAGAAGTTGTGGTTGAAAATAGAATACCACCATTGGGTGAATTTAGCATGATTGTTGAAGTAAAATATGTCTTCGCAAAAGGAGAAGTATAATGAGCATTAAAGTTTATAAAGATGATGCTGTTGAATGGATTGATGATTCAGCATTAAACAAGTTTTTAGCAATGGGTTGGTCAACAGGCACACCCAGCGTTAAGAAATCTGCCAAGGCCAAAGTATCAGCCAAAGCAGAAGTAGTAAAAAAAGATACTACAGAATTCACTACGGAAGAGAGCGGAAACGAAGTGGATGTTGAAAGTTACTTCCGCGATAATGACTTAACAGAGGAGAATAGCAATGGCTAATTTAACTGGCGAACAAGGAGCAGTTTATTTTGGAACTGACTCTGCGGGCGAAACTTCTGTAGCAAGTGTTCGCTCTTGGACTTTAGATCACACTAAAGACACCGTTGAAAATACATCATTTTCATCAGGCGGTGCTAGAACTTACTTGAATGGTTTACACCAATTCTCAGGTTCCCTAGAGTGCGTATTTGATACAACTGAGTTTTCTTCCCACAGAAACTTATTTGACCCATCATATGATTCAGATGTGTTTATTGAATTATGGACATCAACAGATTCAGGAAATGAAAAATACACTGGTAAAGTGTTAATCACTTCAGTTTCTAGAACTGCTTCATACGATGATTTAATTACGGTTACGGTTGCATTCCAAGGCACAGGTGCTTTGGGACATGAAGTAACTGCGTAATTAGGAAACAAATGCTGAAGGTACTAGTCAGAGGTATCCAGCAGGCAATGTCTGGTTTAGAAAGAGAATTAGATCAGTATATTGCCAGGGTGGCTAATGAAACAAAATCAGTTGCTGTTAGTAAAACACCAATTGACAAAGGTCGTGCAAGGCGCGGGTGGAGAACGGAAAAACGTTCTCATGGTTACAGCGTTGTAAACCGCGTGCCCTATATTGACGAACTTGAAAGAGGTCACTCAAAACAAGCACCTAATGGTATAATAGGGCCTACTATTAGGGAGATCAATAGGAGAAACATAAGATGAATCCAGTATTGGAAAATGCAAAAAATCACTTCAAGGAAAAACTTGGTGGTGATCTAAGAAAGATGACCGTTGACGAATGGAAAATGGACATCTATTATAAACCTGCACATAGTTTTGCAACTGAAAGTAAAATTATTCAATTGCAACAGCAGGGTAAGACCGTAGAAGCACTTGTAGAATCAATTCTTCTTAAGTCATTAAATCCTGAAGGCAAAAAATTGTTTTCACCAACGGATAAAATGACACTTATGAATGAAGTAGATCCTGCCGTTCTTTTACGCATAGCAACTGAGTTAAATTCTGCAACTTCAGAATATGAGGCCGTAGAAAAAAACTAAAAGAGGACACTGAACTCCTATTGCTTTGCAAAATTGGCGAAACGATAGGCAAAAGTTTGGAAGAGGTTGCTCAACTCAGTGTCCTGGAAATACAGATGTGGACTGCATATTTTAATTTGCAGGCGCAAGAACAAAAGAGGAGCATGACGAGTGGCACAAAACATAGAAATCCGCCTCGTAGATAGGGTAAGTGCTGGATTAGGTAAGATACAAGGAAAATTAAAATCCCTTAATAGTGGCCTATTGGGTATCAATAGGGTTGCTGGTCTTGCCACAGCGGCACTAGCAGGTATTGGTGGCGGAAATTTAATTAGAAGCATTGTTACTACCACGGCACGTTTTCAAGATTTAAGAACTGCTTTAAGTAGTGTAACAGGTAGTGCCCAATCAGGCGCCCAGGCTTTTGATTTTGTATCCAAGTTTTCAACTAAAACACAATTTGGTATTGAAGAACTAACAGAAACTTTTATTAAATTAAAAGCGGCTGGTATTGAACCAACTGAACAACTCCTTACAACCTTTACTGATACAGCGGCTATTACAACTGATCAATTAGGATCATTGCAGGCGATTACTGATCTATTTTCTAGAACGGTATCAGGTGGTTTAGGTCTAGAAGAACTTAATAGACTTGCAGACAGAGGTGTTCCTGTATTCAAAATCCTAGAAGAACAACTAGGTATTACACGTCTTGAAGTATCTGAATTTGGTAAAACAACAGAAGGTGCCGCAAAAATTAGAGATGCACTTCAAAAAGGTTTAGATGAATTAGCAGGTGGAGCAACAGCGGCAAGGGTTAATAATTTATCAACCCAAATATCTAACTTGAAAATTGCATTTGGAAATGCACAGGATGCCGTTGGACGACAAGGATTTGCTCTTGCACTTGGAGAGGTTGTTACAAAAATAACAGATACAATTACCAACAATGAAGAATTGGTTAAATCAATTGGATTGAATTTAACAAAAGCATTTTTAGGTGCCATTGAAATTGGTAAATTTTTAGTTCTTAATATTGAATTGATAGGCAAGGCATTTCTATTGCTTATTGGTATCAAGGTTGCTTTATTCTTTGGCAATATAGCCATAGCCATTGCTAGGTTATTGATTCCTGCGTTGGCTACTCTTGGCACATTTATCTATACTAGAGTTATTCCAGCATTAAACAGCCTAGGCGTGGCTATGCTAAACTTCTTACCAGGAGGCATAATTGTAAGAGGCATACTAGCAGGATTAGCGGCTATTGGAGTTGGCTTTGGTTTGCTAAAAGGTAAAGAAGCGGTTGATGAAATCCAAGAAAAGTTTGGTGATCTAGAAAAAACACTTAAAACACTTGGTATTGAAGGTATTGATGAATTAAAACAAGGGTTAGGTGATGTAACAAAAGAAGCAGAAAGACTACAAAACGAATCAAATAAAATTAATGAAAATCTTAAAAAAGCAGGCACCTCTGTTGATGAGAAAAATGAAAAGGTCAAAAAAGGTGTTGAATCATACAACAAAATTATAACAGCATTAGAAACAGAATTAGAATTAAGCAAACTTAGTAAAGATGAAAGAGAAAAACTAAAAGCAATTAAGGATGCTGAAGTTAAACTTGGTAGAGCATTAACCGCTGAAGAAAAGAATCAAATTGAAAGTTTAAAAGAACGTATTTCATTAGAACAAAAACGTAAAGAAGCAGAAGCGGCACTTCCAGGACTTATTTCAGAAGCAGGCGGTGCATTTGGTGCAGGTAGTGCTGAAGAAAAAGCGATGCAGGAAAAGGTTGATCATCTTGAAGTGCTAAGAAAAACAGATGCGGCCAATGAAGAAAAATATCAAAAATTAATTACACAAATCCAAAAGAAATATCAAATGGATAGAACCAAGTTTCAACAAGAGCAAACTAACCAACAATTTGAATTAATCAAATCAGGTAGAATGGCTGAACTTGATCTTGAAAATTTAACTTCAGATCAAATTAAAGATCTTACAATTAAAACAGGTAGAGAATTATTAAGTGAAATGGCCAAACACAACAAGGCCGCTTTCATGTTAAACAAAGCACTTGCTCTTAAAGATGCTATTATCAGCACAGCACAAGGTATTGGTAAAGCACTAGCATTAGGTCCAATTGGTATTCCATTAGCGGCAATTATTGGTGCTATGGGTGCTGTTCAAATTGCCACAATCGCACAACAACAATACACTGGCAGAGCAAGAGGTGGTATGGTTGAAAGTGATACACCATACATGGTAGGAGAACGTGGTCCAGAAATGTTTGTTCCTAAAGGTCGTGGAACAATTATAAGTGCTGAAAGTTTACGTAACATGAATAGAGGTGGAGACGTTGCACCAGTAAATGTTACATTCCAAATACAAGCAAATGACACATCAGGTTTTGATGAGTTGATTACATCAAGACGTGGTTTAATTATTAACTTAATCAACACCGCTTTAAATGAGCGTGGTAAAGAAGGGATAACATCATAATGGCCAACTTAGGAAACTATCCATCAACACCAGCATTTAGTGGTGTTAATTTTAAAATACAAACTACAACACAGCAAACAACAAGTCTCAGCCAAAAGAGATATAGAAACAGCATTGGAACAACCTATTTTACTGCAACAGCACAATATCCTCCAATGACCAGAACAGAATTTAGATCAGTTATGGCCTTTCTTGCAAAGTGTCAAGGTCCTCTAAATGAATTTGATATTATATT